CCACCGCCACCACCGCCTGCGATAGTGCCGTTGTTTGTAATGCTGATACCGACGGAAACACTGAGCGCCAATCCTCCACCGCTGCCAGCCGTTCCGGCTACGGGTCGAGTAGGGACGCTTGTTCCAGTCATGGCGCTACCCCGGCCACCATCCCCGCCACGTCCAATGATGACGCCGTTGTTGATGAGCTGGACACCACCTGGAAATGAACCACTAACGGTAAGTGCTGCAGAACCTGTTGAATTGGAGGAGATGTAGGTGCCACTATTGATGGTGGCTACTACTTTGCTTGCGCCATTCCAACCAGCACTCAACGCAAGGGTCCGCAAGTCCGCTTGGATCTGGTTAGACGCGATGGTAAAGGCGAACTGGTTGGCCTTACCACGTCCTTGGCTCAGGCCAATAGCTCCAGATGGGACAGTAAACAGGCTTCGCAGGTCGGAATTACTAAAGGAGATCGAAGCGGAAGGGGATCGTCCAAGCTCCACGTTCACTTGGGACATAGAGATCGGACTAGGGGAAACTGGAAGAGTCATACTCCCTCCCCTTAGACCGTACCGAAGGCGGTGATGTCACCAGCAACAGTAAGGTTTCCTGAGCTATCTAGCTTCGCCTTATTGGTCCCACCGTGTTGGAAGTAAAGGACACCACTGACTTCTTGGATTGTCCAATTGGCCCCCACGATCTTTGCAGATTGACCAGCGGATGCGGCGGAACCCGTGATGTCGATGGGCCAATTCCCAGTAGCATTAGCGCCATCCTGCCGCGCAAGAGGCACACCACCAGGGGTCGCACTATCGTGGACCACCAAGGTATCCTTAGTGGTATCCACGGTGACTTCACCCTCAGCGCCAATAAACGCACTATGTTGAGCCGTAGTACCTCGGCGTAGTTTAAATTCAATAGACATTAAGGAAGAACTCCGAGATCAAAAGGTGAGACCAGCTTGTCTGGCGTAATCGAGCCTGCGACAATTGCAGAGCCATCAATACTGGCGATAGAGAAACTTGCGAATGCGTAGACCTCTAGAGTGTCGCCCGCAGTTGCACCAGAAGTGAGGACGAGGGATGTGCCATTGCTGGCCGTATAGTCTTCCCCACCACCAACAATTACTGGGCCGTTGAGCGTCACAACGATGCCACCAGCGATGTAGCCTAGAGTTCGTCCGTTTGCATCCGTCCCGCTGAAGGTTGTCTGGCCTGCTGTGGCCACAAACTTGTAGACGATCAGTGCAGCCTGAGCTGCCGATGAGGCATCCACCCAACCAGACGAGGTGAACACCCGCATCTTGCCGGTGGTTGTGTCTGAGTACAGCGCACCAATGACCAAGGGGTCGCCATCGTTGTCCACGGTTGGAGCAGAACTCTTTGGACCAAGGTATCGGTCATCGAAGTTGTCCAACAGTGTGGCAGCAGAAGCTGCAGAAGCGGCGGCATCCGATGCTGAGACAGACGCAGCAGTCGCTGAGGTTGCAGCATTAGAGGCGCTTGTGGTTGCTGAGGATGCACTGGAAGCAGCGTTGGTTGCCTGCGTGGTTGCCGTTGTCGCAGCCGCACTAGCCGTAGCCTCAGAAGCAGCAGCCGCAGCAGCCGCAGAATCAGCAGCAGCAGCGTCGGAAGCTACAGAAGACTCAGAGGAAGCAGCAGCAGCAGCGCTTGAAGCAGCAGCAGAGGCAAACCCAGCAGCAGCCGTGGCGGAACCCGCAGCGTTGGTCGCCTGGGTAGTCGCAGTGCTGGCTGAAGAAGCAGCAGCAGTCGCTGAAGATGATGCCGAAGACTCAGAGCTGGCAGCGTTGGTGGCGGATGAACCCGCAGAACTCGCTGACGATGCCGCTGAGGATGCGCTTGTGGACGCTGCACCAGCTTGTGATGTCGCAGTTGACGCTGAAGTGGCCGCTGAGGACGCACTTGTGGCAGCATCTGAAGCCGAAGTTGCAGCAGCATTCTTTGAAACCAATGCAGCAGCAGCAGATCCGGCAGCAGCCGTGGCTGAAGATGTGGAAGCCGTGGCGGAAATTGAAGCCGCCTCAGCGTCTGCATCAGCACTGGCCGCAGAGGTGATAGCTCCCTGGACAGCGGAGATGTTCGCCGCAACCTCGATGATCTCATCAATATTATCGGCGACAATGACGATCCGGCTTGTGCTTTGGGCAGGTGATTCCGCCGAAGACTCAGTGATGGAGCCGAGATCTGTGGACTGGCCTGTGGCCACACCAAGATCGGAACCAACCACGTTCACTGCAGTGACGTTTTGTGCAACGACTTCTACAGCAGGATACTCATAGACGAGGGTTCCAAGAGTCACAGCCTCGTCTTCAGTAAGTGCTGGGGCGAGGTTTCCGAGACGCTTATATCGAGCATCCCAGCGATCAATTGAGTCAACAGTAATCGTGTTCTCAACTGCATCAGCAGCTTCTTGAGCGATATACAAGTCAAACGTAGCGAGGAGATCGAGATCTCGCTCTAGGAGGACAGAGCCGTCAGTGAAGTTCACCGGCACCGTGTCCTTAGGGGTAACCCTTTTAATTTCAATAATGGAGTCTTCAACAGGCGTGGGCGAGATCGTGACCGTGTTCGCGTTCAAGAAACTGAATATTGACGTAACGCCATCTACGCGAACCTCAATGTGGTCCTGACTAATGTATTGAAATGGAAAGGTGTAGCTGGCAGAGGTGCCGTTTCCGGGGTACCGGACGTAACTATAGGCCACTTAATTCTCCAAAAGAATCCCCCCAGGTTGCCCTGGAGGGAAATAGGTTAGCGTTCTTTTTCCGTGGTCGGATAATCGTTCGCAATCGAGTTGAGCAATGTGCTCATCGGGAAGACGTTGTTGAGGGGCAGCAATTTGCCCCACGCTTGCACGTCCTTCGATGTGGTTTGGTACTCATCAGAAGTGCCATTGCGGACAATCTTCTTCAGGGACAACACGCCATTGATGGCCTGGTAGGTTGGGTTCGATGCCAGGCTTGAGAGATCTGAAGTGGTTCTCATGCCGTTGAACACAGGGTAAGGCGACAAGGTGTCATAGATGTTGGGCAGCATGGAAGCCTGAGCGATACGACCAAACGAGTTGGCGATGATCTGGCTTGGAGCCATGCGCTTGTCCAAATACTCCTGACGCTTTGCTTCGTCCTGGCCCATAGACCCCAGCATGGTGCGACCCATGTAAGCCATAGAGGCCAACATGCTACCGTGCAGGACCGTAGACATAGTCGTCCAGTCCTTGTGGTTGGCTGCAAACATGAGGGACTTGTTCCATCCGTGCATCGAGAAGTTCATGAACTGGAACACGGTCTTGCCCAATGTCGTACCCATAAGGGGAATCATCGAACCCAGATCGTTTTCCTGAATGACCCTGCGAGACTCGCGGTGGATCGCATTCATGAAAGCTGCGTGGGACTCAGGATCTTCCTTCACCCATGTAGCCACATCCAGCTTGTGGGACTTCGAGAACTCCCCTTGGTTTTCTTTGGAGTACTTCTTGAGGTTGTCCATCAAGCGAGCTGAGGCTGCTTCATCCAGACCCATCCACGCCATACGCTCCTTCGTGAGGAACGTAGAGCTGATCTTCCCATTCGCCTGGTTGACGAAGTGGTTGACCAAGGCAATCGCGTGGATACGCTTTTGCTGGATCATGAGTGGAGTCATGCCGGTGTAGTCGAGCACACCCTTAGCGGTCTTGTTCAAACCGGTGTCGATCTTATCGAGCCACTGGTTCATCTTGGTGTCGCCCATGTTGCGAACCCAGTCGTCCTTCGCACCGAAGTCCATACGAGAAATGAAGTCCGACCCTGCGCCACCAATGGTGTTCTCAAGGTGATCTAGGATTTCTGCAGGAGCCTTGCCGGTAGCGATGTCACGCTGCAATGCCTTCAGTTCAGAGGCGGCTTCCATCGTGGCCTTGTAGCCCATGGAGCCAACGATCTGACCCAATTCAGTTGCCTGGTTCCACACTGCACCACCCATCAAACGGATCACGTTGAAGGAGTGCCACATGGAGGCAGACTTATTGAGAGCAGAGAACTCTTCCTGGGGGAGACCTTGGATTCGATCAAAGGCGAACTGGAGATCCTTACGCATCTTGTCCACGTCTGCACGAGACTTGAACTCACCACCGAGTTTGTTCTCAGTGGCATCAGCAATCGCCTTGTCGATGTCGCCAACCTTGTAGACATCCAGGTGTTTGGCCATAGCCACACTGCCTGCAGTCCTACGGAGGTACGGGTTCACCACATCGAAGACGTTGGAGTGAACGAAGTTGTTGATGTTGACATCCACCATGGTGCCGTCAGCCATCTTCCACTTCTCAGTGTACTTCTCGTCAATCGTGTTGCGGTGCTTCAGGCTGGACATGGTTCGACCAGTGTCGGATTCCTTTGTGGGGAACATGTCGTCCATCAGCTTCTTAGCTTCAAACTCAGAGAACCCACCGTTGATCATCAGGGATTGCTTGAGGGCTTCCTTGTCTTGGCCACGGATGAGATCATCCATCAGGTCCTGGGCGCGGTTAGCGTGAGCCTCTTCCACCGTGCGGACGTACCACTTGGCGAACTTCTTGGCCTGCTCATCAGACACACCTTCACGGCCTGCCTGGTGTGCTCGTGCCCACCATCCCTCCACGGCATCACGGCCATGGGTTTGGACTAGGGAGTTCCACTTGTTCACATCATGCTTACGTGGGAGGTAGTTGGGGTTCTTATCCAGGCCACCGACCAGAGTCACTACCCCAGTATCGGGATCGCGAACCTCTTGCATGGTCAGGCCCTTCTTGGAGCCACCCTCTTCGTGCAATGGGTTGTTGATGTAATCCACCACGTTGGCCAATGTCTTACGAACAGAGTCGCCAGCCTTGATCACCTGAGGTGCATAGTCACCATCCATACCACGGATGTAGTTGGAGACCTGAGTACCGAAGTCCTCGTAGGCCTTGCTCTTTTCTAGACGGTTCATGCCAGATTTAGCGAACCAGTCCTCGAAGGCTGGGTAGGCTGTCTTGGCCATCTGATTGAACCAGGCACCGGACCACTTGGTTGTGTCGTCCCAGGCGTTGACCTTGACGACAGAGTGATCCTTGTAGCCCACGGTTGTACCGAAGAGCTTGGAGGCCAAGTCACGGACAGCCTGAGGGATCTTAGCGGAACCCAAACGGTTCTCTAGGCCTAGGCCCCAGCCGAAGATCGGAGGAACCTCAGCCTTCGTTGCAGCCATAGCGGTCTCTTCAGGGATACCTGCGTGAGCCGGAGAGAACTGGATTGTGTCCACACCCACCTTGGCACCACGGTCCATCTTCACTGTGAGCTTCTCATCAATCAGACGGTTGGTCAGATCGAGAGACTTCAGCAGGTAGTTGGTGTCGGTCTCATCCAAGCCCAGGAGCTTACGGAAGACATCGACAATCTTGGACAGGTAGTTGCCGCCCTCAGTGGTCTTCATGCCAATCAGGAAGTCATGGAATGGCTTCGCGCCCGTACCTGAGTACAGACCCGCAGTGAACTCCTTGACGTTGCCCAGGTAGTAGGAGCTAAATCCCTGCTTCTTGGCTTCCCTCACTGCCTCCTGATAGAGGCCTTCGAGTTCCTTCGTGAGCTGACCATGGATGGTGTTGGGGTTAGCAACACCGTAGTCCAACTTGTGGACCGTAGCAGCGTGGAGCAGCTCGTGCAGCATCACGCCATCACCAGTGCCCTCAGCCACGAACACACCGTGGCGTGTCGAGGAGTAGAACCCAGCGAAGCTACCGGCCTTCTTGTGGTTGAACGTGAGGTCGATGTCCTTCTGACGAACCGTGTAGACAGGGATGTCATCAATGAATTGCTCACGGAGACGTTTGGCCAACGAGGCGATGCGTGGGTCAGCGGACTGAGACAAGCGTTCCATCACGGATAGGCCAGACTCCTGCTTCGCAAAGCGAACGAGGTTCTGGTAGTTCTTGTCCAGGCGGACCTTGTCGATGACACGTTCAAGATCTTCCTTGGTGACAACACCGAGAACCTTCAGGTCATCCTTCGTGACGCCATTGAAGGTCACGGACTTGATCTTCCCATCCTTGGTGAACGTGAAGTTGTCAGCAGTCCAGGCAGCAAAGTCGTAGGCCTTGTCATCCGCACCGGTACGGAAGAGCATGGTCTTGACCTTCTCCTCAGCACCATAGTCAGGCGTGTTGATACGGCCACGATCAAAGACGGGAGGAGCTTCCTGGACTTCCTTGATGAGGGTCTCAGTGCGGACGTTGTCGTTGACGGGGTCGAACTTGAACTCCTTACGGATCACCTCAGACTGCTTCTCGATGTCACGCATGACCTCGTCAGAGGCCTTCTTGGTGTAGTCAGAGATTCGCTTGAGGTAGAGTTCCTTGCCGGTATCGGTCAGATCCAGATCGAGGCGCTTGAACTCTTCGACCTGGGCCTTCAGACCTTCCTTCAAGCCGAAGCTCTCCAGGGCCTTGTTCTCAGCAGCCAGACGGGCTTGAGCAATCTTACCCAGGCTAGAGGAACCACCTACCACGGCACCCAGGCCTAGGCCCATGGCAGCGGCCATGTAGATGTCGTCAATGGTTGCGTTGGGACGGTTGCCTGCAGTCAGAGCTTCGATGGCAGCATTGGATGCACCACCCACCAGACCCATACGGATCGCATTGGAGACCCGTGAGGTGGCCGTGAGGAGGCCCTCACCACCAGCACCAGGGACAAACGCAATGAGCGTGGGGATGTCAGCCAGGCCACCAGCGATACGGCCAACGGTACCGGCCATACCCATCTTACCCAGCTCTTTTTCCTTCTGAAGGCTTTCGAGCATACGAGCACGGAGCATCTCGTCCTGCTTGGCCGACATACCCTGAAGCATGTACTGCCAGTGTTCCTGAGGGATGCCCTTCAGGTACTCCTTGGTGTACTCCTCGCTTCGTTGGAAGTTGGGGTCCACGGCCTCACTGGTGACAGCTCGTTGCTTCCAGAAGTTGTAGACCGTGTTGTCTAGCTCGAAGCCCGTAGCAGCAGCACGAGGTAGATTAGAAACTCCAGTGAAGAAGCCTCCGTTCTCATCTGCATTGACGGCAGCTTCTCGTGCCAGCCCAGCGGCGGATGGACCAAAACCTTTGCCTGTAGATTCTCCGGTCGTGAACTGGGGAGATAGAGGGGTGTAGGAACCACCATTGAATTTCTTCAGGTAGTCCATCGTCTCAGGCCAGGGTTTCCCCTTGGCCAACGCAGTAGCAGCTTTAGGGCCACCGTTGTAGTCAGCCAGCGCCATATTCATGTTGCCGTTGTACTTCTTCAGGTTGTCCTTGATGTACCGTGCGGCACCATCAGCTTCAGACCGGAAGTCACCGTACTGAACACCATAGGCTTTGGCCGTAGGTTCCATGAATTGGAAGTAACTACGGGCACCCTTGTCAGAAACAGCATCACTTCTGAAACTAGATTCGATGCCTCCGATCTTGAACAGTGTGCCTGCAGGGATCTCGTGCGTCTTCTCAATTTCAGCAGTAATGGTCCTCGCTTCATCTAGATTAAATTTGGCCATTACTTACCTTTTTTCTTCATGAAATCTACGATCTCATCGACTGGTTTATCCAGCATGTTGTTTTGCTTGAGGTACTCGAATGCACCCTTGGAGGTGATGTACTTCATTGCAGCCATGCCAGAGCCTGGTTGCTGTTGTGCAGCAGGTTTGGCAGCGTTGGATTCAGTCCAGTCCTGATAGACCTTTGTGCGCCACCCTTCGTAGGACATCTCTGCGTTGCGCTTTGTATTCGCATCACGCTGTTCAGTCTCGATGTTGGTGCCGATCCATGTCTCGATTTCCTTCTTGGAGTACACGATACGGTTCTGGTTCTTGTCGGTAGCAGGTACACCACCAATCCAAGCGTCATAGCCACCGTAGACGTTGGGGGCCAAACGGATCTGGTCACCAATGCGGGACACCTTGTCCTCAGGTTTCTCAGTGACCGGAGCCAGTGAGCCTCCCATACGCATGACCCCTTCAGCGACATCGAGAGGAGTCTTGATGCCCTCGAAGAAGGGCTTGGTAGGAGCATCACCACCGTAGTCACGAGCTGCCTTTTGCTTGATGAACTTCGTCATCCACTCGCTACGGTTCTGGCCATCAGGGACGCTAGGAAGGTCCTTGTTGTAGTAGATCGTGTTGTTGATCACCGTGGTCACTGCAGGGTCCGCGAGGTAGGTCATGACCTGCTCAACAGCCTTCTCAGGTTCCACCTTGCCGCTACGCACCAAGTCACCCACCATTTCCATGGCATCGGATTTGATCTGCGTGAGGTTGAGGTCCTTGTTGCCACCCCAGAGACCTGAGGCCCAGCGATAGGAGGGAGACCAGAAGTGTGGGTTGACTACCGAGTCAACGATCTTGTCTGCCTGGTTCTTCTTGATGGAGTAATCATCCGTGCTAATGCCAGAGTTCATTCCTTCGTAGATCAGAGAGGCTGCTGCATCCACATCAGGGGAACCATTACGCATGGCATTCTGGATGCGGCGGAAGATCTTCGCGTTGTCCTTACCGGCATACGCATCGGCCTGCTCTTGGCTGGTCTTGGCGATGTCCAGGTAGGTAGCGATGGCTTCCTTGCTCTGAGGGTTCAGAGTGCCGATCTTCTTGTCCTTTGATTCCCAGCCCAGCGATGCCAGGTTGAATGCCTGGATCTTGTTGGACCAGTCAGGGTTCAAGCGGTCGTTGGTTGCCCACAGCATGACCTGTTTGTTCATCGGGAGGTTCTCAGATTGGATCTGGCGGCGGATGACTTCATCAGCCATCTCGCCAGCCTTCTTCTCACCAATCTTTTCCATCATACCACTGGAGGGGTTGAGCACCTTGGCCTCAGCGATTCGATCTTTGTTTCGTGCGAAGGTTCCTGAGCTGACTGCAAGATCCACTGCGGAGGACACTTCAGCGTGGCCACGTTCAGCTTCAGCGAGGAGTCGGGCTTGGCCCTCTTCCTTCAGCTTCTTAGCCATGGCACCTTCAGCAGCAGCTCGGTATTGCGCGGCCACACCTGTGCCCACCACGTCCTCAATTGTCTGGCCAGCATCGAGCTTCTCTTTGAGGAAGCCCTCAAGCAGGTCCACACGTCCACTCTTAGCGAGATCCGTGAGGGTGCTCGTGAGGGCAGCAGTACGTTGCTGAGGTGTGGTCAAGAGTTTCATCTTGACTGCGTCACGGTAGGAATCGCCTAGGGCCTTGGGACCTTGTTCAGAGGGGATCTCACCGGACTTGGCCTTCTCAAGCGTGACACGCATCCTCTGGTTCGCCTGAGCATCAGCGAACTCCACAGCCTTCTGATTCATCGACTGCAGCGTTAGGGCCTGCAAGCGGTTGGTGACAGAAGCCATACTCTTACCGAAGCCAGCCTTGGTGTACTCATCCTGGTTCTCCAGGGCACCCTTCTGCTGTTCACGCAGGTAGGCTTGTGCCTCTTCCCAGGTAGCGAACTGGCCACGCTGAGCTTTGGACAACACGTCCATCTCAACGCCAGACGCTAGGTTCTCACCATAGACGTGACGCATAGCAGCAACACGTACTGGAGATTGGACACCGAGGATGGTGCCCTCCTTGATTTGCTTCTCAAGTTCCTCGTTCGTCATCGACCGAGCAGCGGCCTCACCATCAACCTGGTCCTTGATATTCTGCTTTTGCTGCAGAGTGGACAGGGCTGCTTGAGTAGTCGGTGACGCAAAGGCCGCAGCCAGTTGTACCGCTTTCAGGGAGTTTGGATCGTTTCGAGCTTGCTCGGTTTGGATGTTTGGGGCCGCAACAGTTTGCAGTGCCTCAGCACGGGGATCATACCCCACTTGGACTCGCGCCATAAATGTTCCTTAAAATTAACCTGTACGTGTCCCGCGAGGGATCGGATTCTTGTAGTCGTTGAGACCTGAAACAATACGGAGGGCAGCTCCTGCATAATCAGGAGCGGTGGGAGTCTTCAGTTGATTGATCTGACTCGCAGCATTGATGCCGATGTTCTCGCGTTGGTTGTTAATGGCCATCTCAGCGTTCTCATAGTTGGTCACTACGGAGCTGGTGTATCGACCGCTCTTGCCACTTAGTTCTGCCAGAAGGGCATCTACGGATGTACCTGAGATACCGTTCTCGCCAGCCGCAACTTGAGCTGTTGCATCAGCGGAACGAGCATTGAGGTTGTTCTCTTCGAGCTTCTGAATGCCAGCCTCACGCTGCTGCATGTGCTCTAAGTTTGTCTGGTTCACGTTGGCCGCCATGGCCTTCATGCTATTTTCGTATTGGCGGTCGTTGACCTGCTCTTGATACTTCATCTGCTTCTGCTGAGCATCTACCGACATAACGGTAGTTGCGGCAGTCAGAATAAGCGTGGCTGTTGCTAGATCACACATTCTGGATCACCTTATAAAATTCGATGTAGAACTCACCGTCTGGTCCCATGCGCTGAGGTTCCTTAAAGGAAAACCCCAACCACTTGAGCCAGCGGATATGTTCGATATTTTTTGTCCACGCAATGTTGTAGAGGAATGGGTGTCCTTCAGACATCTCATCGAGAAACGCTGTGCTCTCCCTGAGAAACTGCTTGCGGATCTTAACGAGCAACGGAGAGGCTAGCATCCACGGGATACCAACCTCACCCTGCTTGCCCCCTACCCCAAAGATGCACACCACCTCACCATCCAAGAGGACGGTGCGGTTGTAGTTGCAAGTGAGGTAGGCCTGTCTCAAGGCCTCTTCAGGAGTCCTACGGGCCAGGTGCCAGATCTCATCACGGTCCTCCTGCCTCATGGTGACACTGAGTTCAGCGACATCACGGAGGTGGGTAGGACGGACTTCGATATTAGATGGCCTGGCTACGTTTGACGTAGAAGCCTTCCCAGTCTGCACTGAGGAATGAACTTGGGAGTGGGCTGTCATTTTCTAAAACAATTGAGGTGCCGATGTTGCGGCTAATGATTGGAAGCTGGAAGCGACCAGAGCTAATGTTGTAACGTCCGATGACCGCAGCATCCCCTAGGACTTTCCCAGAGAACACGTAGGTGTACGTTTCGCGGCCAGCAGGAGTGACAGTAGCTTTGAAATAGCCAGCATCAGCGTAGTTGAATGCGATCTTGCGGAGCTGCAAACGACCCTCAGTGTCACTCTTCTGACCACCACCTTGTTGGGCAGTGCGAACAGTAATAGTCGAGAGTTGATACTTGAAGAGGTACTTGCGACCAAATGCGATGGTGGCACCCGTGATGTTGCCCAGGACTTTGGCTGTGGAGCCATCCCAGATCACGTCATAGATCTCACCAGCCTTGAGAGTTGGATGATCCTTGACCACAACCACGTACTCACCAGTGCTGGGAGTGTATCCCAAGCTGGTCAGGTTGATCGTTGTGTAGCCTGCGCTGTACGTCAGGTCAGCATCATCGAGTTGCACCTTGCGATCCAGGTGGACCGTGTAGGGTTCATCAGGACCAATGTCACCAACAGACACGCCCACCTTCTCGAAGTAGGCACCATCAGCGCGGTTGACCACGAGGTACATTTCAGAGCCAATGAAGTCCACGTTCAGGATCGTAGTGTCAGACCCGAAGGTCCACTTTGACCAGGAGCTTTGGAGCTTGTCGTTGTTGGCCCAGAAGTACTTGTAGACATACAGGGCAGATGGATCATCCGATGACAGAGCCACCAAGATGTCCTCGTTGGTAGCTGAGGTGATCTTGAAGATGTTCGATGGGAGGTACTTAGGCACATGGCCGGTCACATCCATCGAGTCGTTGCCGATGTTATTCACGTCAGCAAAGTACTCACGGACAGCCGAGTAGGCACCCTTGTCCACCGCGAAGTAGACGTTCTTACCAATGCCGATCGGTTTCGCTACGGTGTTGCAGGGGAACTCAGTGGCAACCTTAAGGCCTACCGTCTTGGGTGTCAGAAGGTCATTCTGGTCCACCAC